ATTTAAATAAAGAAAACTCTGAATATCTTCAAAGCCGCCAAAGCTTAATTAGCGAAAGTAAGTTTATAACTGATCTAGGTCATGTATTAGATGAGTTTATCAAATAAGATTTTAAAAAAAATGGATTTTTAACTTTTTTTTGTGTAATATCATTTAACATGGGACTTAATTTAAATTATACCAAGGAAGACGGTCAACAGGCTTTTTATTGGAAGATTAGCCGAGTTGAGAATTGGTTCCAAGGCACTACTGGTCCGGATTACGGTTCCAATATCAACACCTTGGGATTCACGAATGAAACCTATCGAAACCAAGGAGCTCCCTCTGTAGCTGATAATATGTTCAACTGCCCATATTCTGGCGCAAAAGATTATTATGATTATCAAGACCTTACAGGAGTCTCTGGCGAAGTTACTGGACAAAAACGTTTAGGTCCGCCTCTCCCCGCTGATTGGGATTGGGCTGAAAATGGAGTATCCGGTTGGATGCAGCGAAGCGATGATATCAGGAGCGGAGCGTATGTTTGGTTAAAGAACTGCGTACCTTTCTTCTCAGGAGCAACAGACGCATTAACAGAAGGAGAATAATACAATGGGACTTTACAAAGAAATTACAACAGACGCTGGCTCAACACTTAATTACTGGGATTTCGGTATCGTTGAGGTTAATACTGCCGCATCAAAAAAAGAAGATCAAAATGCCGTTGTTAACATTTGGGGTTATCATGACGTAGATTATTATAACGCTGGCAAGCCACCTATCGAAAGATGGAACCAATATACTTGTAATATGGTTAGTGGCACCGATCATTATTCCTACATGGATTTGACGGGTGTTAGCGGCGAAGTAACAGGAACAAAAAGACTCGGACCTGCTCTTCCTAATGATTGGAGCTGGACAGCTAATAGCGTTTCTGGTTGGATGGCTAATAGCTCCGATATCCGTAACGGAGCTCAGACATGGGCTCTTAACTGTGTTCCTGCTTTTTCAGGAGCTGTTGTAACCGGTCAGGTATATCCAGATTAATTCCACAAAAAAAAGAAAGATAAATTATTATGAGTAGAGATGCAAATTATTGGAGACGCCGCATGGGTCTCCCCGTAGAAGATGGTAACGTAGGCGCTGGTAGTTCAGAGCCCGCCCCAGCACCAGAACCCGCTCCAGAGCCCGTCGAAGACGGCAACGTGGGGATTGGTACTAGCGAAGGCAATGTTGGCTCAGGTGACGAGCAAGATGGTAATGTGGGCGTTGGTACTACTTCTTAGTATATAAAATAAATTAGTTCCTCAGTCGCAGCCCCCAAGCGGGGCTGCGATTTTTTTAGTATTGGTGTCAATGAGGTACTAGTCGTTGGGAAACATTTCGTCGTCAGTAAACAAGCCAAAGTTTCCGCCTTTCCACATAGATTTAATTGCGGCCGCTCCTCCCGCATAAGCGTTAAAACAGGTAAGCAAAAGGTTAGCTTGTCCCCCAATATTATTCCTTTCCGCTTCGTACCCCGGAATAACCGTTAAACTTTTTCCATCCGCTGAGACCCCTGTCCACGGGCCGCTGCAGTTAGACAAAACCCATTTTTTAATTACAACCTCTTCTCCGTCTACATTTTTGCCTTTAATTTCATTTTGATGATATGTTGCTACAGCCATCCAGCTCCAGTCTTCGCTAATCCACTGCGCAGTAATGCCGTGGTCGTGTTTTAGTAATACATGTTGATTGAATTTCATAATTTTCCTTTTTTTGAAGTGCCATCCTTCCCCTAATGGCTTTGTGGACTCCCCACCGGAAAATTTATGGTTGATTATACCTATTAGGCTTTTTATTCCAAAGCCTTTTTATGCTAGTAACTTCGTACCCAGCGTTTTTTACAATTTTTATAACTTCGCTATCTTTAAGCCAATAAACCCTACCTGAATCACTTTCAGCCAAATCAATTAAAGCTATTTGTTTTTTTGTGTCGAACTTTATATCTAATACGTTAATCTCTTTTTTGAAGCCCCGTTTAATGCCGATTCCACACGAAGCACATACTAGCCCATTAATCTTTACCTCCAAGTCAGGCTGAAAAGATAAAGCGGCGGCTAGTATTAAAGGAGTCATTGGTTTTTCTGATGTTTAGCTAAGGCAATTTCTATTTCTCTTAATCTATTATTTAAATTACTTATAGCTGCGGTATTATTTGAAGTGTCTTTTTGTAGAATAGTGATTTCGGTTATTTTTTTGTCCATTTGAATTAAATGGTCTTCCAATTTTTCAAATTCTACCTTGCTCGGAAATAAAGTTTGAAGATACGCCAATATCCCAATCCCTATGATAGGAGCGAACTTAAGGAACCCATCTAAATCCCCAAAAGATATTTTTTTATTTTCACTCGGCATTTCCAATAATATTACACAGGAAATTATAATTTTCTAAATGTAATACATAATATGGCACAATTAAATGCAAATACTCCCTATATACAATGTTTCATTCGTAACAAATACATATTCGGTCCAGAAGACGATGGGTTAACAGAAGGCTACATATTCGGTGTAAAGTCAATGATAAATCGTCCCATGCACTTTCACTTTCAATCGTGCTTCGGGGCGATTTTTTGGCAGATGCCAATTTCGGCGTTTTGTCATAAAGAGGACTATGAAGTATTATCTGAGGAAGAAGAAAAACGATTATCTCTACTGCAAACATGGGATTGTCAGGATAATGATATCGCAGTCACTACATTCGGCTTTTTACAAAACCGCAGAGTTGACGTATTTTGCCGGGACCAAGTATGGCGTTCTGGTAAGTATGTTTTTACTATTGACGACTACGAGGGAGACCTTAATGAACTCAATATTGGATACGCTAACGATCAAGATTCAAAATGTTACCACTTTTTGGAACTGGATGATGGGAACTATGCCATACCCCCTAATAATCTTTTACGCTGGCATAATCCTGATTTTATTGTACCGTACCCTAAGGATAAACCCCCTAAAGTAAAAATCTTTAACAATCCTCTTACTTCTGAGGATATTGATAGGTCTTACGGGAATAGCCCTTACTTTTTCTATAACCACTACCCCGAAGAAGCAAAAAAAGAAGTAGAACCTACTCCGTTAAGGTCAAAATATATTTATAACGAAAATACACCCGAATATCCGTCAGCTTAGCATTTTTAGAACTGTTTCATAATCGTAACTATTGCGCGGTAATTTATAGCGTAATAAATAGCAGCGATGATAGATTATTTTCATTTCTGCTTTAGTTGGTGGGCTAAAGGAGGCTTAGTCAATTTTATTATATTAGGAAGCTCTTTTTTTGTAGGACTTTTCTATTTGAGTAAAAAGTACAGCAAAGGCTTTGTTAATATCATGATTGGCGTTGTTCCCTTGTTGGGTCTTTTAGGTACTGTTGTAGGAATGATACAAACCTTCAATGCTCTTCAAAATACTGGTACGGATGTGCAGTCATTAGCAGGAGGAATATCTAAAGCTATGATAACGACTTCCTCGGGACTTTGCGTAGCTATCTTTGGGACCATGTTCCTTCCGCTTAAAAAAGATGAAAAGTTGGAAGAGGGTGGTGACCTTGAAGGCTTAAGTATAGAAGAGTTAGAAAAGATAACTTTTAGAGACGATAGCAATTTGATTGATAAAATCAAGGCTATCAAATTTAAGCTACCTAAGATAAAAATCCCTTATAAATGGAAGAAACAGGAGGGTGAGCCTGTTACAATAGATGTTTCTGTGTAATATTTTTCATGGGGGAACTGCATACCATAGCAAGCAATGGTAATTTAAATGTTATAAAAAAAGCGCTTTCTAAAGATAAAGATGCGTTTCTTGTCGTAGATGAAGATTTAGGATGGTCTCCGCTGCATTACGCCGCTAATAAAAGTAAAACTAAAATCGTAGAAGTCATTTTAGAAGCTGGAGTGGATCCAAACATTCCAAGTGTTCCTCCTACTAAATATAAGCAAAATGCTTGGAATTTAGCTATGGAAGAGGATGAAGATAATGCCGACCCTGTAGTTTATCCTTTAGATGTTGCAGATGGGCCTTCCCGAACTATTGTTTTTAAAACTTTGTTGATGTACGGAGCCACTTTTTTTGGCGATGAAATAACCTTACATCAAGCCGTACAATTAGACGACATGGAAGAGGTTGAGGGCTTGTTGCAAGACGAAAGCTTGAGAATTAACGCTAGAGATAACAGAGGATGGATGGCGATACATTACGCCGTAGATCTTGGCAATATGGAGATGGTCAAGGTATTAATAATGAATAAAGCTAATGTAAACGGCTCTACCTACGCAAAAGACGCCACGATGCACTTTAATGCTTGGGAGATAGCTAATCTTAAAAATGATGAGGGAATGCTCAAATATTTAGAATCCAAAGGAGCTAAGCGCCATCCCGGCATACAGCAAAATCAAAGAGCTTCATTAAAAAGTCAAACTAAATTATATAACACTTCAAAGTCTGACTTGAATATGTCAGCAGTTAGAGAAAAACTCAGAGAAAGAGAAGCTTCTTTCAAAAAAATCCCTAAAGCTCCCGAAGGATTCCTAGGCAAACTATTTGAAAATAAACACGACAAAGAAAAAAGGTTAGCTTTAGAAGCTCTAGCTGAAAAAGAAAAATTAAAAGCAGAGCAAGAAAGGAAAGAAAAGCAAGAAGAACAAGAAAGAAAAAGAAAAGAACAACAAGTTATAAAGTGGGTTGGAGGCGTAGATCCCTTCAAATTAAAAGGTCAATCAATAACTTATGATCAACAATGTGAGGCGCACACTTATTTTATGGATATAGTTGGCTATTCTAAAAAAAGCACAACAGAACAAAAACAAGTTTCAGATGAGTTAGTTCGCATTGTTAAAGGCACCGAAAGCTTTCAAAAAGCAGATAAAAAAGGTAAGTTAATTATTTTGCCTACTGGAGATGGTATGGCTTTAGTTTTTTTTGATTCTATTCACACTGCATTTAAATGCGCCATAGACGTAGGTATAAGAACTTATAAACACCCTCAAATAGGTTTACGGCACGGAGTCTATACTGGTCCTGTCGTACCCGTGAAAGATATCAATGACAACCCTAATGTTTCTGGAACGGGGATAAATATGGCTCAACGCTGCATGGACGCAGGGGACAATGATCACATCTTGATATCAGATCATGTTTCCCAGTACGTAAAGGAAACTTCTATCGCTGGAATAAAATTTGAAGACTGGGGACCTGTAGTAGTTAAACACGGAGCTACAGTGCATATGTGGACAGTATTTGGCCCCAACTTCGGTAGGCAAGAATTTCCTCATTGGAGAGGCGTGAAGCGACTTGAGTGTAAAGAAGATGAAGAATCGTGAAACTAGCTTGTGACATTTTAAAATGTGTTATAGCATGGATTTTAGCTTTTAGCGTATTAATACTTACTGTTGGCTGTAACGGAAAATGGGTATGGCAAGAAGGCTACCCTAAACATAAGACGATGTCGTTTAAATGCCCGCGGTGGAATTATAACGAAGCTTATGATGAACTGCATCATATTTATACAACTAAACAGCACGAACCTGTAAAGATAAAAAATTAAGACTTCCAATATTTATGAGGATAGTCTGGAGTGTTTTCCTTTATAACAGCCTGAACCCAGCTTACATCTAAACCCTCGTGATATAAGTTGTGGTTAGTGCTGTGAGTATCGGGATGAGGTTTCCAGTTTCTAGCTAAAGTATATAGCTGGTTTTCTTCGTATTGGTATACTGACGCCAATAAACAGAATTTTTTAAGTAGAGATTTTTTAGGGGGAGGGTTTATGCCTCTTTCTATTTTTCGCCACATTTGGTAATCTACTTTTAGAAGCTTGCACAATTTTGTTATATTGTCAAACTTTTTCAACCTTAATTCCTTAAGGTATGTGTGAAATTGGTTCACGGAAGTATCTTATTTAAAACTTCTTCTTTTAGCTTTTCTTTAGCTTTGTCAGCGGCTTCGTTCACCACTTTCTCTACAATAGCCTCTTTTGCGGCCTCCTTTGCGTTCTCAGCGACTTTTTCTTTAATTTCCTCTCCCTGCAGCATCCAAATAACAAAAACCAGCAGAGCGACTCCTAGGGCGACTATTAGGATATCCTTCTTTTTCATAAAGAAGATTACACTAAAAATAAAGCCCCGCATTGCGCGGGGCTTTTTCGTTTCTATAGAACGATTAATATAGTTCGGAGTAGTCTATAGAAGCTGACGCTTCACTAACCTTAATTCCAAACTTCTTAGCCGCAGCTTTAATTTTTTTCAGGGCTGCTTTTTTGGCTCCTTCACTGATTTTGGTTTGATTTAACCTAGCTAGTGCATTACGCACATGAGCAGCGTCATTAATTGGAAGGTGACGCAATGAACGAGGTACAGTTTTTCCCTCAGAGTCTTTTTCCCCTCCCGGCTCGATATAAGCAAAATCCGAATCGGGTAGATCATTCTTATTTTTAGTAGAAAGGACTGCGCTCTTCATCTCTTTGAGCTTCTTCTTATCGTATTCTTCGTCCTTTTTTATATCATGAACTTCTACGCTTTTCTTTTCAGAAGGCTTACCCTTCTTAAGCTTTTTGATTTTGCTATCGTCATCTTTAAGAGCGTCCTTTTCGTGTTCTTTCTTTTCTTTTTTGTCGTCACGTTTTAGCTCTTTAGTATCGATTTTTTCGTACTGCTTCTTAGACATGGCAGCTTCTTGTTCTTCGCGCCATTTAACAATTTGTTCAGTGAAATCTATTTCTTTCATTTCTCTATTTTCTTTTTACACTTATTTTTCGGTCATTTCCATTAATTTTCCAGCTGGTTGCCACAGGTTTATCGGGGCATTGGTTTTAACAGAGAGGTTCTCAGGTTTTAGCATTACAGATCCCGGGGCGTTAGTTTTAACAATTGGTCTACCAATATTTTCTCTGTCTTTATAATAATCCATTTCTACTTGAAAAAAAGCAGGGACAGAAAACCTAACTTTTTCTAACCTGCCTCTTTCGTCAACCGATAAACATCCGCATAAAAATATTGCACATGAGACTATTATTTTTTTCATTTTTTACTTCTTGTCCTTCTGGCAGGTTTCTCTACCACTTCAACCTGCATAGGCGGAGGATTTATTGGAACTTCTTCCCAGCCAACAAAGCTAGGGTCACTAGCTTTGGGCAAATAAGGCTCCCCGCCATTTTTAGGTAAAGTCTTTTCAATAGTAAGCTGTTTCAACTGTTCATTGGGCACCAACATCTTAGTTTTGCGATCTGTCATGTAAAAAACCGTATTACGAATTCCGACGCGAACTATACGCGCTTGGCGTCCAGAAATATAAATAATGTCGTCGTTGTTAAAATTGTTCCCCATAAAGACAAGGATACCTTGAGCAAAGTTCATTATCATATCTTTTGCCATTATAGTTATAACAGCTATCAACAGTAGCCATCCATATTCCCCAATAAGGTTTTCTAAAAAACCTTCCACCTTTTGTTTATCTATTTGATCTTGCGATAAATCGGCTAAGTTAGTAACCACATTCATCACCTCTGGCGCTATTTGAGAAATGTCACTCATAAGTTTCTTTGTTTATTACACTTTTTTCAGTGTAAAATGATTGTGATGTCAAAAGTAAAGAGCACGGGAGATTTCGATTCTCTCGATATTGCGGACGGACGGATTAAAATTCATCAAAGGGATCCAATAAAGCCTAGGGATACTTTCTACATAGATGAGCTGCCTTGGACAGAAAAACAAAAACGTTTTATAGACATTTCTTTAGATAAATCTACAAGGTTAATATTATGTAAAGGTCCAGCGGGAAGCTCAAAAACCCTAACTGCTGTTTATTCGGCGCTTCAGCTACTAAATACTTCAAAAGTATCTGATGTTATTTATATGCGTTCTGCAGTAGAAAGCTCTGATTCTCGATTAGGCTTTCTCCCCGGGGACGCAGACGAAAAACTTCATTACTACAACTTGCCGTTCATGGATAAGTTGGATGAACTTCTAAGCGAAGAAACTGTAAAAAAGCTACAAAAAGAAAAAAGAGTTTCTATACATCCCGTTAATTTTGCCAGAGGCATGAGCTGGAACGGAAAAGCTATTTTATTAGACGAAGCTCAAAATAGTTCTTTCAGGGAAATAGTTACAGTACTAACCAGAATAGGTAAATATTCTAGATGTTTTATTATGGCCGACCCTATGCAGACTGATTTAAAAAATGGTAATAGAGGAGGATTCTTAAAACTCTTTGATATTTTCGATGACGAAGAGAGTAAGAAAATGGGCATTCACACTTTTGAGTTCAACGAAGAAGATATCGTAAGGTCGGAGCTAACTAAATTTATAGTTACAAAAATTAACGAGAACGAGACTTACTGATATTTTTTTGAATTAATTTAGATAACGTAGAGGAGAACTTTCTCACTTCCCTTTCGCTTTTTTCCCAAAAGAAGGCGTGAGTTACTTCTTCTATTAAAACGCTCATTTTCCGCCGATCTTTTAAGTTGGGGTCTATTAGTATTTGGGGATTTTCTGCTTCGGGAGAACAGCAAAGTCCTTCTGCGTTATATTTATAATGCGGCTTTTTCCATAATAATTCGTACTCTACGCCGTCCGCATTAGTAAATTTGGAGTCCTGCATACTTATTATGTAATACACTTTTTTTGAAAAACCTTTATTTTTAAATAATATATTTTGTGTAATCATATTTATGAAAATGTATTGTCTATCTTGCGGTTCTGGTACTGACTATTCTTTGAACAAGCCAAAGTTTTGTGCTAGCTGCGGCAGTTCATTTACTTCTACGGCTAGCGCAGCTCCAGCTAAGAAAGTATTTAAACCCGTACCCAGTGTAGCAAGAGTAGAAATTGAGGAAGAAGAAGAGGAGTACTTTTCTACGAATATGAGTAAATTAGATTTCGAGATTCAGGGAGAGAGAAGGGTGCGGCCGACTAGACTGGAAGACATTGCGGGGTCAAATCCAAACAGTATAGACGACGGCTATCAGAGGGAGGTAGACTCAAGCTATTCAAAAGAAACTATTGCACAAGATTTTCTAAGAGACGCTGGGTCATCCCGCTTTAACGATGCCCAAACGTAAACCTCAGTTTGAAGACTTTATAGAACAGATAGATGTCGAAATAAAAAAAAGAAAGTCTAAGTGGAACTTGACGGCTCTTGCTTGGATGGATTTCGACGATGTCTCGCAGATTCTAAGAATTCACATTTTTAGAAAATGGCATCTTTATGACCCTAAGAAACCTCTTAATCCTTGGATCAATAGGATTATATCCAATCAAATAAAAAATCTGATACGTAACAATTACGGCAATTATTGTCGTCCATGTTTGAAATGCGCGGCGGCTGAGTCTGGGGATCTGTGTTACATCTACGGCAAGCAATCCGAAGCTTGTCCACTATTTGCGAATTGGGTGAGGACTAGAAAGCAAGCTTATGACGCTAAACTTCCAGTATCCATAAATGATCATGAATACGAAATAAATTCAGCCGAATATAGCGACATAGATATAATATCGCTCATGAATAAACTGAATGCAAAAATGAAAGAAATTTTAAAACCCGCGGAATGGAAAATATACAAAGCTTTATACATAGACAATCTTTCAGAAGAAAAAGCTGCCACTCTAATGGGTTATAAGACTAATGAGAAAAATAGAGTCCCGGGGTATAAACAAATCAAAAACGTCAAGAAGGCTATAATACAAAAAGTAAAAAAAATAATACATAGCGGCGAGGTTGAAATAATATGAAGTCTAAAAATATAGAGCTTAATGAAGATCAGCAGCTAGCCATTTTAGAAGAATGGAATAAAAGGACTGATGACCCCCCTTACATTAAGGAGCTAATAAAACTTGTATTTCCCGATATACCAGAGGAGATGGTAGACGGTAGATCTAAATACGGAAGAGCGGTAAAAAAGTTTTTAGCTGAAAAGAGTTTAAACGCAAAAGTCTCTCACAAGTATTACCCAAAAGAAAAAATTGAGCTGACAGAAGACCAAAAAGAATTTATAGATAATAATTGTAGCGCTATGAAGCCTATGGATATGGCGCGTTTAATTTTCGACGATAATAAAATAGCAGCTTTAGATTTAAGGTACAAAGTAGTCGCGGAATATATCAACGAACTTCCTAATCAAATTAAGTACTCAGACACTAATGACGAAGTTCCTGTAGAGGGAGGATACGCTCCCCCTAAATCAGAATCAAGAGCGATAGTAAGGGTTAATAAATACGTACATAACGGCATAGATAAAGAAAAAATAAGCCCCAAAATAAAAAAAAGCATGAGCACTTTGATTGCTTACATGCACACGTTCAGGTTCTTACATCAGATTAGTACCTATGCAATAGAAACAGATCGCGAATTATTTGAAAGCAGCTTCGTTAGATATACTTGGGATAAGCCAGATCTAACACAGGAAGAGGTAGACCAATATATTGTTTTATCGGCGGAAGTAGTAATAGCTTCAAATATCCAACGCAGGGTAGAAAGATTACAAACCTTATTGGATCAAAACGCAGAAGACACCGAAGGGCGCAGAATGGCTATGAGCTTAGTTGAAGCCATAAATACAGCACAGACTGAATACAACCAGTGTGTTAATAGACAAACTAAACTTCTTAACGAGCTTAAAGAAAAAAGAAGCCAAAGGATGAGTAAGGTCCTTCAAGAATCTGCTTCAATTTTGAACCTTGTAGAACTTTGGAAAGATGAAGAGTCTAGGAATAAAATGATAAAGATCGCTGAGATACGCAAGAAAAATATATCTTCAGAAATTGAAAGGCTGAGTTCTATGGAGGATATAAAATCGCGTATCATGGGCATTAGCGAAGAAGAAGTTTTAAATGGTTAAGTGTCAAGAATGTGGAAAAGAGTTTGAAAAAGATAAGGGTCTTCATCTTCATCTGAAGGCTCATAAATTATCTATCGCTGATTATTATCATAAACACTATCCTCGCAAAGATCTCCACACGGGCCACTTGATAAAATTTAAAAATAAAGACCAGTACTTTGCTTCCGATTTTAACAGTAAAGGAAATTTGAAGAACTGGTTAAAAAGAATCCCTATAGAAAAAGCTCAGGAATATTGCAGAAAAATTCTTGAGAAAAGGAAGGCTGAAAAAAATTTAAAATATACTCCTACCCAAGTCGAGCTTAGAACTCTTCCCATACCTCCCATATCTTACTATGAAGTTATTTTTGATAGCTACTATAAACTTTGTGAAGAGATAGGGTATAAAAATAAATTTAATAATATTCCTGTTAAAAAAGAATATCAAGAAACTTTTTCAAAAGATCATCTAATTTACATAGATTCTCGAGAGCAAAATCCATTAAAGATAAATGATTTTCCAACTGAAATTAAAGGGCTTAAATTTGGCGACTACTGCCTAAACGACAAGGAAAAAACTCATAATACATATATTGAGAGGAAGTCTGTCCCTGATCTAATAGGGACTCTAAGCTCCGGTTTAGAAAGATTTAAAAACGAAATAAATAGAGCTGCGGAAGAAAATGCTTACATGGTGATATTAGTAGAAAAAAAGTTGGACGAGTGTTTAGCTTTTAACAGACTGCCTTATGTTTATAAAAAGAATACTAGAGTCACTCCTGACTTTATTTTTCATAATGTAAGAGATTTAATTCAAGAGTTCCCTCATATACAATTTCTTTTCGTAGAGGGAAGAAAAGAGTGCGTAAGAATTGTAAAAAAACTTTTGCTGTCAGACGTATTAAAAGAAAAGCATGACCTCCAGCTTGCTTATGATTTAAAATTGTTATAATGTGGTACTGTCCCGAAAAATACTCAAAGCCTATACCGAATTTAAATCAAGAATTACTTGATTTAAAAGGAGAGCTTCCAGATCGACAAGCTAAGATCACTCTAGCTAAATTCATGCGGGCTAATTTGGGATTTACCACCGAGCTTCTTTCCGGAATTAAACTCGCCCTCTATCAAGAGATAACACTAAAAGCTTTTTTCAATCGTAACTTCAGTATGTGCGTATGGGGGCGTGGATGCGGTAAGAGCTTCATCGCGGCTGTATATTGCTTCTTGCAATGTATTTTTGAACCTAGAACTAAGATACTAATTGCTGGACCTACCTTTCGTACCGCTAGGTTTATATTTAATAACTTAGAAAAAATAGTCGAATCGAAAGAGGCTCAAATGTTAGCTCATGCTTTTGGAGCTAAATCTAAACGTAACGACCAGTTTGAGTGGAAAATAAATGAAGGTACAATTACAGCAATCCCTCTTAGTGGAGAAAAGATTCGTGGTTTCCGTGCTAACATCCTAGTTCTTGATGAGTTCTTACTGCTCCCTGAGGAAACTATCAAAACAGTACTTATGCCCTTTTTGGTCGCCCCTCAAGATATGGCTGAACGTATCAAGATACGAGAAATGGAGGATGAGCTAATCAAAAAAGGCGACATGAAAGAAGAGGATAGAGTTCAATTTCAGAACAATTCCAAGATGATAGCTTTGTCTTCTGCTAGTTTTAGTTTTGAGAATCTGTATAAAACATACAAGGAATGGATGAATAATATTTACTCTGAAGATATACAACAGTCTAATTATTTTATATCTCAGATGGCTTTTGATTCTATTCCCGCTGACATGATTGATAGCACAGTTATTGAGGAGGCACAGTCTGGAGGTTCGTCAAATTCCTCTTTCCAAAGAGAGTATTGCGCCCAGTTCACCGATGGCAGTGACAGTTATTTCAGCGCAAAGAAAATGCATGAATGCACTATTCCGGACGGAGAGAAACAGCATACTTTAATAAAAGGACACCCCGAAAAAAAATATATTTTAGCAATCGATCCGAGTTTTAGTAATAGCCCAAGTTCGGATTATTTTGCCATGTCCGTTTTGGAGCTCGATGAAGAAAAAGGTAATGAGTCTACGTTAGTTCATGCTTATGCTGTAGCAGGC